TCGAAGATCAGTAACTCTATCGGTCAGGCGTTCCAGGGTGCCCCGCAGCAAGTCGGGGCGGCTTTGGCTGGTGTCCCCGGTGCTGTCGCGGGTGCGTTGGCCCCTGCGATTGCTGCCGCCGCTAACGCGGCTGTCGGGATGTTGCAGGCCATGAACGCCGGGTTGGCTGCGCTGCCTGCGGTTGTGCAGGCGTGGTTCGGTGCGGTCCCGGCAACTATCCAGGGTGCTATGGCACCGGCTATAGGGACGGTTGCTGCGGTGTGCCAGCAGGTTGTGTCAACGATGCTGTCATTCGCTGGGGCTGCGGAGCAGGCTGGTACGGCTATCGGCGCATCGTTCGCTAAGGGTATTGCGTCGGCTACCGATCTGGTTATCGCTTCGGCTGGCGCGTTGATGAACGCTGCCCGCGCATTCTTCCCCGCATCACCCGCCGAGAAAGGTCCGTTCTCCGGTAAAGGCTGGGTCACCTATTCAGGTCAGTCAATCGGTGAAGGTTTCTCGCAAGGGCTAAGGGACTCCACGAGCGGTGTGGTTAGCACCGCGAAGGAGTTGATGCAGGCGTTGAAGGATGTTTTCGGCACCGCCGAGGGTGTGAACTTCAACTTCATCTTCGGTGGAGGTGCCGCTGCGGCGGCAGGCGGTTCATTCGCAGGTATCGGCAACCAGATGTCATCCATTGCCTCGTCGGCGCAGAACTTCCAAACATCAATGGACAGCGCAGCAACCTCCCTGGCACCCATTGCCAGTGGGGACATCAAGGACCAGATCGACGCATTAACCCAGCAGCTTCTTGACCTGGAAATCCAGCGTAAGACGTTGATGCAGCAGAAGTATTCGGGTGCAGACAACGGTGCGTTGAAGGCGCAGTTGGATCAGATCGCCGCGCAGAAGAATGCGTTGGGGTTGCAGAAAGATCAACTGAACTACCAGTTGAAGTACGGCGGGGCGGTCAACCAGACCACGCAGGGTTATCAGGATCAGATCAAGAGCCTGCAAAAGATGCCGTTGGATTTCGCTATGGCTACTGGCAACCAGTTCCTGTCCGATCTGGGTTGGTCCGGCCAGGGTGCTATCCCGTCACTGATGCAGCAGGGTGTTGATTTCGGTTCCCAGTTTGTGTTCAACGTGGCGAACATGGATGACGCACTGTCCGGCCAGAAGGTTCTACAGAACAGGCAAATGCAAGCAACCATTGGGAGATAACGTGAAACCTGACACCGTAGTCGTGCTAGAGGGTGTCAACGGGGAACGGTTCACTATCGCCGGACCTAAAGCCGGGGATAAAGGTGTGTACCTGGGGACCGGGTTGAAAGAATTTTATGACCCTGCGGTGAAGGTGGTGTCGGAGGAGCCTGGGAATTACCCCGGCTCCAGGTATCTGAATCACCGGGTGTTGCGCCGTGATCTTGTGTTCGCGGTGGAGATTCTGGATGACCCTTCTAAGAACGTGTCGTGGTTGTCGAGGGATTCGGAGTGGCGTAAGGCTTGGAGTTTCGAGAGGGACTGCAAGCTTTATGTCACCACCCCGGAGTCCGGGACACGGTATTTGAAGGTTCGGTTGTTGGAGTCCCCTCAGGTGGACACCACCATTGATCCTCGTATGCACACCATTAACCGTGTGTCGATGGTGTGTGTGGCTAATGACCCGTTCTGGTGGGGTGAGGATGAGATTCACACCGCTGTAACGAAAACGGACACCAGTTTCGACCCGAATGCCCTCAATCTGCCGTGGCCCTGGCCGCAGAACGAACTGCCCAAGGAAACACTGTTCATTGATGTCCCGAAGGTCAATCCGACTGACCAGATCATCTGGCCTAAATGGTCGGTTCCTGGTTCAACGTATGCCCCGGCTGAGCCGTTTGTGCCGTGGCTGCCGTGGCTGGGTGCCCCGAAATCGCGGGCGACGATCTGGACTTTGCCTGATTATTCGTGGCAGGAGGACGATCAGAAGAACCGTAGGCTTCGGTTGCCTGGTTTGATCGGCGGGTTGCGTACCAACGAGATTCAGCAGCTTGTGATCGACGGTAGGCCGACTGGCGGCAGTTTCAAGTTGAAGTTCGGTTCGGAAACCACCAACAGCATCCCGCATAACGCTACCGCTAAGCAGATTCAGGATTCGTTGGTGGCGTTGGCGCAGATCGCTGCCGGGGATGTTGAGGTCACCCGCAACGCCGCCGTCAACGAAAAGCAAACCGTCGAGTTGACCGGTGGTGCTACAGGTGGTTCGTTCCGGCTTGCGTTCGAGGACAATTGGACTGACTGGATTCCGTTCAACGCGATTGCGTTGAACGTGTATGCCGCTTTGGCGGCGCTCCCCCAGGTGTCGATGGTCGGTGTCACCGTGGAGCAGGAGTCGCAGGACTGCGTGCAGGAAATCCGCATCGTCGGCGAACCCACCAAAGGCACGTTCACGTTGACGTTCGACGGTGAAACCACCGGCCCGATCCCCTACAACGCATCCAATCTGACGGTGGCGTTCGAACTGTCGAAACTGTCCAGTATCGGCAGCTTTGACATCAACGTCACCGGGGCGGGTCTGTTCGGCGGTGGCCCGTGGTGGAAGGTGGCGTTCCAGGGCAACCTTGCCGGTGTGGCTGTGAACCGTTTGACTGCGGACGCTTCCGGGCTGTCTGGTGGCGCAGGTATCTCTGTGAACACAAAGATTTTGACTCCCGGTTTCCGCAAGTACACGATCACGTTCGGTGGTTCGCTGTCTGGGTATAACGCAGAGTTGATGAAGGCGGATGCTTCCCGGTTGACGGGTGGTAAGACCCCGGCTGTGGATGTCCGCACGGTCACCGAGGGTTCGTGGCCGTTCCAGGTGACGTTCGTCGGCAACCTGTCAGGTAAGCAGGTTCCGCTACTTGAACCTACCCAGGTGGCGTTGGCGGGCGGCAGGAAACCACGGGTGACTACCGCTGTCCGGTTGGAGGGTGCCACAGCACCAGCGGAGAACGGGTTTGTGGACACCGATCCGCGTGTTGAGCAGATTGTGTCGGAGTCGGGTTCGGAGTTGTGGGGCCGGATGAACGGTGTCCGGTTCAAGCATTACGTTCCCCCGTACACCGGGGCCAGGAAGTTCGAGGTGACGGTGTCGGGTTGTCAGCCCGGTCAGATGGTGGCGCTGCGTCTGCCGCGCCCTTGGTCACGCCCTTGGGGTTTGGAATGAGAATCGTAGTCAGGGTATTCGGAATCCCCGTCCTCACAGTCGATGTGCTGGGCGGGGATTTCCTTTCAGAGGGTGAAGACGAGTGCGACACCCGCATTGAGGGTGGCAGCGCACATAACTTCGAGCGGGACGTGAACCCGTTCGCACCGGAGGACCGTTATGGCTGGGAATGGGAGGACAGGCGTGGATTCGGTTTTGGAGCGCGCTGACCTTTCCGGTGGCTTGTCCAGCCTCGCGGATCACGAAAACCTGTGGGGGAAGGTTCAGGATCGCAGAGCATGGTTGGAGAAGCTGCGGCTGTCTAAGCCGGTCATCGAACTGTATGACGGGGACTACCAGTTACGCGGCCAGGTGGCCGGTGAACGGTCAGGTGACTTTGAGGATGTCGAGAACGAGACCGGCACCGCCAGCATTCAACTGGGTTTGGATCATTACCTCGCTAAGTGGGTGATGAACCACAAGGGCCGCCAGAAACGTAACGTACACATTGTTATTGAGAAGCAGGGTGTTCGTTGGTCTGGCCGCATGTCGGACTACCGGGTTGTGAAAGAGGACTCCGGGGACTGCTACCTGGATATCACTTTTTTGCACGATTTCGAGGAACTGAAACACATCAGGGTGTGGGCTAATCCATTTTTAAGGCCCGAATTCCAATTTCCCAAATTATGGGTAATTTTTGGACCTGCCCGGTTTTGTCTCCTGACAACACTTTTTGTGAACCTGTGCATTCGTTTGGAAGGTTCTTTGTGGTCCCTGCCGGACGATCCTCTGGATATCAATGAGTGGATGGGGCCTAGCTTTTACCCAGGTAACTGGCGAAACATTGTGAAGCCCTACCCGCTACTGGGGGATAACACCCCGATTACGATTGTGTTCTCACGGTTCGGTTCGTTCTACGACATGGCGAAACAAGTGTTGGATGACACTGGTTTGACTATCACTTGCCGGAGGTATCTGCCGGATCGTGACCCGCACCCGTTCGAGAACCTTATCGGTGAGCAGCAGCTACTCGTTGACCTTTACACCGCGATTCCGTTGCGCCCAGGCTGCTTGGTGTGGGACGTGGAGGACAACAACGAGTGGGGGAAGGAAACCGCGTTCGGCGGTTCGATTCTGGTCGGTTTGACCAGGGGCATCGTCCAGTTGACCTCTGACGGTTACACGGAAGGTGTGGACGTGTTTACCGGGGATGCGACTTTTCCCGGTGAGTATTACACCCCGATGTTTTTCGGCACTTCCCCGCAGGCACCGCATGTGGTGTTCCAGGAAGGTGTGTATACGGGAATTAAATCGTCTGAGTTTCAGTATTTTGAGGCCACAGATACCAGTTTCCTGACAGGGGGTTCGTCGGCTCCGGGCATTAACGAGGCGGCGTCGGCGGCGGTGAATATCGGCGGCGACATCATTTCCTCGCTGATCAACAGTGCGTTGGAAGCCGCTTCAGGTGCCCCTGTCGGGGCTATCCCCTTCGAGATGCCCTCTTTGGGCGGTATGCTTGATGCTGTAGCCCAGATTTTCTACCGCGATGTTCTGCTGGCATTTATGCAGGTGCCGACACTTAGGGCAATGGGTATCAGTTTGCCTATCGCCGGTTTGGAGAACATCAAATCCAGTTTAGGTGACTTCCATTACTATGAGGGCTGGGGTGAAGCGGAGAAAGCGTTCACTCTTGGGGCCGCTATGGCGATCAAGAAGCGGATGTTTGAAACCCAGGCGCACACAGCGCACACCCTGCAGATCAGTGATGCTGCCCCGTACCTGTTCGGGAGAAACGGCTACGGGCATATGTGGGTCGGTTCCCGTGTCGGCACAACCGTTTTGGGTTACCCGGACCCCGACACCATCTTCGTGGAACGGGTGAAGAAAGCGAAGTATTCGTGGGGTAAGGACGGCCCTTCGGGTTGGCAGATCAGCCTGGGCTACCGCAAACCGTCTGACCCCATGACCCGTGTCATGGCCGAGATTCAGAAACTAGGCAGTATCGGAAGCCAGTTAGGACTGTTGTGATGATTCGCTCCCAGGAGCAGACGAACTATCAAAACCCGCGTGAGCATTTCGTGTGGGCGTTACGCAACCTTCCCATGATTGCGGGGGTGGGTGGTATCACTCACCCCCAGTTCCTCACGCAGTGGTCCGAGCATCTGTTCAACTGCGGGTTCGCCCACCGCGACTACATTGCTTCGTTGGCTGATGAGAACGGCATGGTGCATGTGAGCCAGTTGCCCAGGCAGGTTTTGGATTTCCAACCCGCTGTGCGCGGGCCGCGCCACGCTTACAACAACGCTGCCGGGTGGGTCACTGAGGGCACACCGGCACCGGAACCGGTTCGGCTGCCTGACATTCAGGAGTTGACGGCTAACGAGCAGCAGGCGATGTTGCAGCAGTTCGTGGATGCCGGGTTGGTGTCGGAGCCGGTGAACGGCCCCGCGTTCCTCCCCGCCGAGGTTGCTGATGAGTGACGGCTCGTATGTGATCGGTGGCGGGGATTGGGGTCAGAACGTCAACGAAACCCTGCTGAATCAGATTGTGGGGGTTACTCCGACGTGGGATGCCCCGTTGGAGCAGGTTGAACGCCAACTGTTGCGGTTGCCGTTGGATGCTTTGAGACAGTTCGAGCCGGTTTTAGGTGGGGATTTCGGCGGCGAAACATCTGCGGTGACCACCATCATGGGTGCGTTGAAAACCAAACCGGATCTGATGAAGTTCTTCAAAGACATCATCAACAACATCGTTGATGGTTGGCAGGGGTTGGTGGAGGGCGACTGGGATTTCCTCGACATCTACGCGACGATGGAGCAGATCGCCGCAGCTATCGCCAACCTGAACTCAGATGTGGCCGCACTGTTCGCCGGGGGTGCTGACGGGATCAGCAAAACCGAGAACTTCAACCTCTACCCTGACGGTGGTCCTGGGTCGAAATGGGAAACGTGGCATAAAGGTTTAGCTGCGGAAACCATTGAGATCAAAGACGGCAAAATGTGGTTGTTCTGTTTCCCTCTGGCTACCCGCACCGGTTGGGCTAAGTACGTTGCGGAGGACACCGGCACCGACTTTCAGCGTGTCGGTGTGGTGTTCCAGGCGAAGCCGCAAGCAGGTTTGTTCAACCAGACCGCGTTCAACTACATCATGGGGCGTGTCGCCAAGATGGGTAACACCGACACAACTGCGACGTTCGTGTTCGCGAAGCTGGGCGCTAAGTCCGCTGAGATCGGTGTGAACATTCGGGGCACTGAAACGATCTTCAAGAAGGCTGCCTCGTTCAACTTCAACCCCGCCGCCAGCTACACGTTGCAGTGCGGTGTGAAGGGCACAGGCGGGGCTGCTGATGCCCCGTACACCTTCCGACTGTTCGAGGGCGGCACCCAAATCCTTGAGGCGATAGACACTGGCAGGATTTCGTTCGTCGGTGCCACCCACCGGTACACCGGGTTGGCGTTCTCAAACGCTGGTGCGTTGCAGTCCGGTAAAGCCGCCCAATTCGTGATGTTCGATTCAAAGTAGGGAGTTGTTGTGGCTGATGCCGGTTTAGTGCGGGCCGTGACCGCACAAGTAGCAGACCTAACAGAAGAACAAGTCAAAGCCGTTCTGACGGCTGTGCAACGCGCACAGGGCGGTGACCCTGTGGGCACCGTGTTAGAGGAACCCGGCACCGGTAATATCGCGGTGCGGGTATCCGATCAGGGTGCGCTGTATTGGCGTGTGACTGGTTTGGACGGCTCCATTTCCAATGACCAGCAAGGCACCCTGGCCGGGTGGACTGTGTTAAAGGCTATCTAATGGCTGTCACCCCGCAGGATTTGTTGGACGCGGGTTTGCGTCTGTGTGGCTGCCGCGAGGTTATGCCGCTAGCCTTGTACACCCCTGACGGTAAACGTGAGGATGTGGAGCAAGGTGAGTGCCGTCTGTGCCACGGCAGGTTCGGCAAGATGAAAGACTGAGAAGAATCCCCCCCTTAACCGGGGGGATTTTTTTCGTTTAACCGGTCAACCATCTCCTCAGGGATATACAACTCAGCTTTGATAACCTGGGTGTCCGGTATCCGGGTGATCCGATATTCGATCCCTGATTTCAGCAGCAGTTGGCGGCGTTCCTCTTGAGTTGAAATTGACCACTGCGTTTTGAAGGTTGAGCCGGTTTCCTTGAAATCCCAGCCCGCCTCCCGATACGGCAGTTTCTCCAACTCCTGAATACGCATATCCAGTGCTGTCATCTGCTCCGTAAGCCTGGTTCTCACAGTGTCCGACTTCATACCAGCCATGAGTTCCGCTATCTCCCCCACCGCACGTTTAGCGTCCTCTATTTCAGTGTGGTGATCCTCAGCGGGCAGGAATGTCCGTTCGAGTACCGGCGCGTCACCGACCACTTCCAGAAACGATTCTTCAAGATATCCTTCGACTTGTTCGGCATCGACCTGGGCGCAATGCCCTTTCACCCGGCAGTGGTAATACCGGTACAGTTTCTTACCGTAGTCGCGGCGATAGATTTTATGTAACAGGTTTTGGTTACAGTCATAGCATTTAACAACCCCAAGCATGGGGGAAGTATTCTTCGACCGTTTCGGGCCTTGCCTGCGTGCCACTAACGCCGCTTGCAGACGATCCCATTCGACAGGTGTCAATAAAGGTTCGCCGTTGAATACCGGTTTGCCTTGTGAATCCCTGACGGTTTGCTTCTCGAATGTGGCGTGGCCTAGCAACTGTTTCGATTCAAGTATCTGCCACAGCGTTGACGGCGGCATACCGTACTTTTCTGAGACACCTATTATCGGGGTGCCAGCAATAACGTCTGCGATCATCTGTTTCAAAACGGCAACCTGATCGGGGTCTGGTTCCAGCCGCCACCCGCCACCGGGCATTTGCACCGCTTTGTACCCGAATTGCGGGTTACCACCAGCCCACCTACCGGACTCCAACAGTTTGCGCCGGGACGCTTTGGTGCGTTCACGTATCGCCTCAAGTTCCCCTTCCGCGAGGAACGCGATCACGTTGGCGATCAGCCTGCCTACCGGTGTCCCCAGGTCTATCCCCTCAGAGCAGGACACCACGGTTTTGCCGTGGTCTACAGCCCACCCAAACAGTTTGTTCAGCTTGATTGAGTTGCGCCCTAGACGGTCAAGTTTCGACACGCACAGCGTGTCCCATTCCCCTTCCCGGTCTGGCCGCAGCCACGGCCCTAACGATGGGGTGTCGAACGGATCGACTGAGCCGGAAATGTCGAGGTCTTCGGCCCAGCCGATCAGTTCGTGCCCGTGGGTGTCAGCCCACTGTTGGATTACTTCGCGTTGACGTGCAGCGGAGGTAGATTCTTCGGTCAGACGGGACAGCCGGATACGGCCTAGTACACGCATCTACACATCGTACATGACGAGACCTCGTTACGGTCGGTGTGTAGATGTCAGTTGAGGTATACCCCTGGCCTGTAGTAAGGCAGGTAATCCTCCTCTACAAGATGGACGGTTGGTTCCTGTGCCCCTACGTCTGAGTCAACGAACACGTCGAGGTTCCCTTTTTCCAGCATGATTGTGTGGAGTTGGAGGATCAGTTCAGTCAGTTTCATTGATGTCCTTCCACGGTGTTATGTACCTGTGCCGGAGGGTTTCGCCTGGGCATGGTTCCCCTAGTTCTGGGATGGTGTCTGCGATGATTCCGCTGTCGGTTTCGTCTAGGTGTCCGTATTCGGGTTGTATTTGGAGGGCTTCGATCACCGCGTCGGCTCGTTCTTCGTAGCTGATGAAACCAGCTACTCGTTTATCAGCGGCCTTGATCGCGGCGGCGATCCGCTCGCGTAGGTCACTCATCGTCTGTTCCACCAATCCATCAACGCGGCACCGACAAAACCGCCGATACCTGCCGACAGGTACGGCATCCACCAAACGCAGTCACTCATGGTCTTCCACACTTCCCTTCAACATGAGGCATCCCACAACGGATGCAATAAGCGTTCGCCGGCTGGGGCCACACAACCCCATGAACACCCGCAGCCTGAATCAACTTGTCACACGCATAACACGGCTCACGGGTGACATAAATCGTGGCACCCACAAGGTCTTCCCGATCACAATGAATCAACGCATTGGCTTCGGCGTGGATTGAGTTGCATCTCCCTGCCCCTTCGTCGTAGTTAGAACCCGGAGGCACATCAGATAATCGTCTAGGACAGGTTTCACACCCAGGCGTTCCAGCAGGGGCATCGTTATAGCCCAAAGCCCTGACGCGCCCATTTTTAACAACTGCGGCACCAACTTTTGCCCTTTCACACGATGATCTTTTGGAAGCTGCTTCAGCTATCCCGAGAAAGTAATCAGCCCAACTTGGTTTACTCATCCCGCGATAAGCCCTTCCAAATCAGCCCGCAATTCCGCTAAACCAGCCTGAGCCTCAGCCAACGCGGACTCCAATTCCGCGATACGGCACTCCCGGCTGTCTTTATCGAAATCAGCCCTGTCCGCTTCATCCATAGCCGCCAAAACGGTGCGGATCAGATCGGGGAAACAGCCGTGGATAGCGGTGATGAAGTCAGCGTCTTCATCCAACAGAACTGAAGCGACGAACTTACCGTCACCGTCCTCACCCACAGCATTGATGTTGAAGAAGTAATCTTTGCCGTCTTTTTGGTAGTCCCAGTACCGGTCTTGCGCCCCGGTGGTGTTAGCCCACATTTGGTACAGCTTGTCCATGAAATCCCGATCATCCATTGTCAAACCCTTTCGTTCCGTTAATTCGATGATTCCGCTGGCAGCGGAACAAGCTAATAATCCGAACCGTAAAGCGAGCCCCAGGA